TTTGTTACCCAAGGAAAAGTTACATCTGGATTGCCACTTGTCTCGCCATAACTAAATGCAATACAACCAGGACCAGGACCTTTCTTCTTATAGTTTTCTCTTTCTGCTTTCATACCCTCTGGTATCTGTAAATAGATTACCCAACTAAAATCACCTGAATGTGTATGTTCAGGTTGATATTCATTAGCATGTTGATAATTAATCCATACATTTTCTATTACATAATCTGGTACAAATGTATAGTTATGAAAGTTCATACGCTCTTGTGTATAATGATTGAATACATCATGTAAACTTTTCTTAAACCATCTTTGTTGTTCGCCATTGAATTGTCTTTCATTACCTGTTGCAAGATCACCTGCTAGACTATCTTTAATAATTTGATTAGTATATGTGCCATCTATCTGCATAAATCTATCTGTAGTTTTCTCACCTTGTTCTAATAAGTCTTTACAGAATTGTGGGTCTAGTTTACAATGATAGATGTAAGGACCAAAGTACATATTCTTGTATTCATATTTGTGGTCGTAATTACTCATAGTCAAATGCCTCCGTATACAAACTTTTCATTAACGTTTTTAATCTACCCTTATCAAGTGTAGTATCCGTCTGATCTATATAGGTGTCTAATAAGGTTGGTGTATCTTCCGTCTTTTCAACTATGTCATCACTCACACTTGAAGCGTCTAGGTCTGAATAGTCTTCTATAATTTTTAAATCATATAGTTTAGACTTCTTGTAGATATCATCAACAAACTTATCAAACATGAAGTAGTCTGTTTTCTTTTCTACAATTAACTTAATATATTTGTTATCGCATTGTGTAAAATCAAAGTTACTATATTCGTTTTGTTCATCATTATAATATATCTTATGATGTATTGTTAAAGGGTTTCTTATTGGCGTTAGTTCTCTAGTATCTGTATCATATATGTGAAAGTGTTTAGGACATTTGTAATCTGACCATACAAACTCATATTGACTACCAAGATAATAGATATGACCATCATCGCTCTTTTTGTGAAAGTGACCAGATAATACTGTTTCAAATCTTTTAAATAAATCTTTCTCAACACCTGTATCTGACATATGGCCAGCATGCATTTCAAAACCTTTTACTTCTAAATGACCCATAACTATATCTGCTGTTTCTTGTTCTAACATCATTTTAGTTTTATCATAGTTGTCAGGTGTAATCCATGGCACAACTAATATATCATGTCCGTCTATCTGTATCTTTTGTGGATCTGAATAAATGTGAAACTGATTTAATATTTCTCTTGGCGCATTTGTTTGATTTGTATTCTTATAATATGTGTCATGGTTACCTATGATGATATGTGTATCATACTTTTCAAACTGTCTTACTATCTTGTTATTGAAATCTTGTAATGTTTTAAAGTTTACATACTTTCGTCTATCTAATACATCACCTAAATGTATGATATGTTTTATATTATGTTCTTCTAAGTACGGAAAGAATTGATCTTGCCAAAATTTATATATGTACTCGTGGTAGTTTGGGTTATCATTACGACACCCAAAGTGTGTGTCATTAACTAATGCTATTTTTGCCATTATAATTTATACTCAAAGTTTTGTGTTTGATCGTTTATATGTATTTGTTTTGCACCGTTACTTATATGAAAGTGTGTTGCCATAGATGTAAGTGGTGACAATGTAACTAATCTTTCTATATTGTTTTGTTTTGACCATTCACCTAGTTTATTAATAATCTCTCTACCTGCACCTTTCTTACGAGACCATACAGTATATGCAATGGCAATATTACCACCTACTCTGGACATATAATCTAGTTCTCTAACTGTATATGGTATCTCAGGACAAAATGCAACACAAACTATTGCTTCTATCTCATCTTCATATTTAAGACCAAATATTTTTCTGCCATGTGTAATTCTAAAACCTAGTGTAAGTTCAGGTCTTACAGGATCCTCAGATACATCTATGTCATCTAGTTCAACGAGTTCAGTACCCTTTACCCACTTAAAAAAGTTAGATATCTTGTCTTTGTAAATTTTCATTTCCATCCAATGCCTGGTGCTACTACTTGTTTACCAATAGATACAATCCATCTATGTTCTTTTATTTCTTCTCTATGTTGTGCTGAACAACCAGATATCATTAAGAAGGCAAAAACTACTACTAATATTAACCAGATACTAGGCAAGTGATCTAATATCCACCATTTAATCTTTTCAATCATATCATAAAGTATTCTAGTTTAGATACTTTCTTCTTCCTTGGTTTCTTTTCTTTTGGTTTATCAGGTGCTATCTCTACCATATTCTTTCTTAAAAAGTCAGCATATGCGTTTTGATATTCTGTATTATCTGCTTCTTGTGAAACTAATTCATCTAAACCAGACTTCATTATCATTTTCTGTTTGATGATTGTTTGTTTCTTTTCTTTTTGTATTCTTCTTATAAATGCATAGTATATAATTTGTGTAAAATAAGCAAATGGGTTATCTGATTTATCTGGATCAAAGTTTGCTACATACTGTAGGCAGTTTTCAATACCATCAGATATCATATCTTCTTTATATGTGTAATTGATAAAATTAGGTCTGTAAGATAGATGATTAGCAATTTTAAGAAAGCACTCACCTATGTAATCACTAATTGGTGGGTTGTCTTTACCTTTCTTATTCGCTGCTATACACTTTTTCTTATATTCTTTCATTGCAATTAAGAAATCTTTATTAGAGACGTAATGCTCTTTCTTTCGTGTACTTTTCATAATATTTTTCCTTTAAAATATAGACACATTATATCATAAAACAGCGAAAAAGTCAAGCCAGCAAATTAATTAAAAAAAGCGCTTGACAATTTTGGTGAAATGGTGTATAATAGGCATGTGCCTCCTTAGAGATAGATACCATTAAGCTAGCTTAGTGTACTGTCTTCTTACCCTCAGAATAGTCTAAGATATCGTCATACTCTTTGTTTTCAACTTTTTCTAGTAATTTATTCAAAGTTTCTTGTCTACTTTCCATACTAGGTGGTTTTACTCTACCACTAATCAAATTCGTATAATATTCAGCGAGACCGTCATCTGGCACCGCCAGCGTGATTATGTGATTTTTATGTACTGAGAATACTTTATCTTTTGTTCTAAATAACCAAGGTTTCATTGTCATCTTTTCCTCAATGACATATTCGCCTAGGAAATCAAAAGGATGTAAATCTATTTTGTAAGGGTTTTCTAGTCTTATAAAATCACTATTATCCTGTACATACATTAACGCTATCAACTGTTCGCCAGTCTTTAGTTTTAACATTCTTGCTTGAGGTTTCTGTGTCATACTAGGTCTACCGTGTGTATATCATAGTCAAATTGTTGTTCATTGTAAATATTTATCCTTTCCAAAAAGTGCTGAATTGTGAAATTCTTGCGTTCCTTGTATGTAAAATCGTCTGATATATCGTACACATTAGCAGTATCTTTGTTACCGCCTAGTCTTAAACCTCTACCTATACTTTGTAATACTCTTATAGGTGATTTAGTAGGGCTAGCAAAAATAATGTTGTGTAGATTACGAATATTGATACCTGTGCTAAAGGTGCCGTAAGAAGCGACAATAATCGTGTTGTCCAACTTTTCTGTGATTGCTCTAATTCTTTCTCTATCATCTGTTTCTGTTCCTCCGTAAACAAAAAATACTTTACGGTTTTTAGATTTTGCCTTTATTTGTTCATGTAAAGGTTTTCCATGTTTTTCAACATACTGAAATAGAACTAGAGTATTTCCTTTCCTATCTAACGCCAGGTTAGTTAAAAACTTATTTCTTCTTTCGTGTGTTACTATATAGTCCATTTCATCTTGGAACTTTAATTTTTTTACCTCATTACATTCTTCTTTAGGGTATTTCAATACAACACACTCTATCTTTAAATCTGCAAGTTGACCTTTGTCCATCAAGTCTTTTGTAGATACAACATATTTTACTTGACCAAAGAGACCCTCTAATATAAGTTTATGTACTTTACTGTCATCTAAAGTACCTGTTGTGCCTATTCTGTATTCTGCATTTACACAGGCACCTAAAATTTTTTGCAACTCTTTAGATTTGTATAGATGTGCTTCGTCACCTATCACACAATTAAACTGTTCAAAGAATGACTTGTCAAATGTTGCAAGTGATTGCCATGTAGATACTACTACGGGTTTATTCTCATCTATATCATAACCGTAATACTTTCTTTGTACATTCGTGTCTACTTCCCAACCGTAGTCTTTAAAGTCTTTATACATTTGTTCTACAAGTGAGGTAGTTGGCACTATGAGTAACACTCTTTTGTTTTCTTCTATCATCTTTCTTATGATATAATAGATGATTAGAGACTTACCACTAGCAGTTGGCGATACTAATACAGCACGTTTATGTGTTAATGCATGTGTAACCGCCTGTGTTTGGTATTCTCGTATTTTGATGTTAGGCACAGGTATTTGTTGTATCCAGTTGGAAAAATCATTGGTAGGATGGTTCACACCAATGGTGTTTGGTGCTTCGTGTATGATTGTATGTGCGTTCCTGCGACAAAATTCAGTTACATAGGGTAGTAGACCAGCATACAACTTACCAGTCGCTTTACTAAACAATCTTATCTTACCGTCCCATCTTCTTGCTCTTACAGACGGCATGAAACTTGCACCAGGTACTTGAAATGTAAAAAAATCAGATAGAGACTGTAACAGTCCTAGATCCTCAGATACACACTTAATATATGCTTGATTATACTGACTTATTTTTAATTCGCTCATTTAACTCATCATAAGATATATTTGTCATGTTCTTAATATCTTTAAATTTGTCTATGGGTTTGCCAACATGTACATATTCATGTTCAGGATATTTCTCACAAAGTTTGATAGTATGATTTAACCAGTTCTTAGGGTCTATTGCTTTTGCACTCTTACCTACATAACCTCTTGTACCCTTATATAGATTGTTTACTGTTTCTGTCTCACTAAAACAATCATAACCTATCATGTATATTTTACTATCTCTATCAGACGCCATCAAGGCAATCAATGTGCCTGCATTTGTTCTTTCTAAACCATATCTGCCAAGACCGTGTACTTTGTCTTTCTTCTTTGTCCAAGTAATAAGATAACCCTCTTGGTCTTTAGATAGATATAATTTTAGATCGTCTTCATTCCAACCGTTCTTTATTCTATCGTCTCTCATCTTCTTCATAAGATCACTATTGTTTGCCCAACATACAAAAAATTTTTTCTTCTCACCTTCCCATTCGTGTTCATTTGTATGTGTTAGTCTGGCATTTACAATACCCTTACCTAGAAACTTATCAACACTTTCTTGTTCATATAGTTTATCATACATAGACGCTGGGTTCTTTGTCCATTGTCTTAGATATGTCATGTTCTCAAATGCATAACCTGATCTGTATATTTCATGGCAGATATTATAATCCATTGCGAGTAAAACATCAGGTGTAAAATCTCTATACAGTCCGTTACAACCATATATCTTACCAAAAGGTCTTAATGTTTCTAAATCAAAGTCTTTTCTACTCTCGCCATTACCAATACAGAATATCATAGTCCGCCCTCAGTAAATCTTTTCCAGTCTATTGCGTTCTTAATTTGAAAACCACGATTACCTATCTGTTTGAGTATATTCTCTAAGTAATCTTTCACTATCTTTAGATAGTTTACTTTCTGTCTTTGTTTTATTATTTCTTCGTCAGCGTCAATGAATGTGCCAACATCTTGTCTTAACACTTTTAATTCAAAGTTACTTTCTTTATATTCTTCAGGATCTGCTTTGCCTGTATAGAATAACCATTTTGATTTGTAAAGTTTTGAATACTCACTTTCTGCTTTTGTTAACATGAGTGAATATGTTGAAAAGTGTTTTAGGTATTTTGCATGTAAGATTGGTGTATTAATACTCTCAACATCAAGTTCAGTATCATCAATCTTCAAATCTTTTTCAGCTTGTGCTTGTAGTTCTTCTAAAGTCATAATCTATATTATATCATATTTTTGCCAAAATGGCAAATTTTTTATTATTAAAATGGTGTAGAATATTCGTGGTACTTATAACCAAATGTACATGTTGCTGTAAGATATTCAACATCTGTAGCATTTTGATTATATTCTAAAGCAGATAATGATTTAGGATAACAATCTCTAAATGATATCTCTATCTTTGGAATATTTCTACTCGTCAAAACAATCAACTTTCCATCACTATATATGCCGCCATCAGGAGTAGCAACTCCTGTTTTACCAGGTTCTGATTGTACACCCTTACTTTGAGATAAAGGCATTCTATCTGCACCTGCAGCTAGTAAATTTTGAAACTTAACATCACTATCCATTTGTGCAAGACCCGCCATCCAGTCATGTATTGATCTGTATGTAACCAAGTCTTCGTCTACAAGAAACGATATTGTTAGATCACTAAAAGTTAAATCATTACCAGGTAGTTTTAATTGTTGTAATCTAGTAGGTTGTGTTAATTCTGTTAGATCAATACCTGGTACATTACAACTGATAGTGTTAAACTCAACCTTTGGTATCTTAGACATTTGAAACCTAAACTTAGTAGGATCTGCATAATCTAAATTACTAGGTTGTTTAGACGTTAAAGTTAAATCTGTCATAATACTATTTAGTAGAGTTCTCCTGATCTATTTCGTTCCACTCTTTTTCTGTAGATAACTGTTCTAGTTCTTTCTCTTTGGCAGTCAATAAATCTCTTTGTTGATTTATCTTTTCTATCTCTTTCTCATAAAATCTACTTTTCTTTTCTGTAGTAGGAAACAATAGAAAACTGACTAACAAGATTGCTAGAGATACTGCCGTTACCCAAAAGTAAGTTTTTAATAAATGCATAATTGCCTGTCTTATTGTTCTCATATTTATTCCAAAAAAAAAGGGGGCATAACGCCCCCTTCTTTATCTGTTTGCTAATCAAATATTACATTAAGTTAGTTACTTTAACCATTCTGTAATAGATGTTTGATTGGTCTGTACCTGTGTCAGTAGTTTGAGCTGAACTTTCTGCAAATGGGTTTCTGATTAAACCATATCTAGTTTTGAAACCAATTTTTGGTTGGAACGAGTTCTCACCTACTGCTCTAACCATTTGTAGAGGTACATACGGACAATAGAACATACCAGCGTCATAAGGTGAAGTACCTTTATAACCTACTGTGAAGTATTGTGCCGCTGTGTTGTTTGACGCATAAGGGTCAATGTACACTTTGTATCTACCGTTCATAGTACCAGCAAATGTGTTACCAGTATCATCAACGTTTAATGAGTTATTTAATGCAGGTGTGTAATCTAAGATACCAGCCATTTGTAAAGCAGAAGCAACATCTGAAGAACAGATAACTATGTTACCTTTTCCTCTTCTTGTTTCTTGTGCGATTACATTAGCGTCTCTCTCAACTTGGAACATAAGACCTTTAAACTTCTCTACAGACCATCTACCGTTGGAATCTGTGTCTAAGTCAAAAGTACCTGATGTTGTTGTGTTGATGTTAGCACCTTTTTTAGCTTTTTCGTAAATTGTTCTTACTACTTCTCTATTGATCTCACCTAGGATCTCAGCAGACAAGATGTTTGCTAATTCACTTTCAGCGTCTAAGCCGTGAATTGCTTTAAGGTCTTGTGCAAGTTCCATTGTGTATTCTGCTTTTAACTGTCTAGTTTTAGCAGTTACAGTTGATTTCTCAATTGAGAACGCCATTTCAGCAAATGATGATGAAGCTTCAGCAGTCGCTGTAGCAATACCAGTACCTGTTGTTACTGACGTTGTAGTGTCGTTCATTAAACCTGGATTTAATGAAGCACTCATTGTACCAGTTCCAGAGAAGTCTGAATCCGGTTCGTTGAATAATGCTTCTGTACCAGAGTTACTTGTAAATCTGCTCTTCATTGCGAAGATTAGACCAGTTGGACCAGTCATAGGTTGTACACCACAGATATCGTAAGCGATAAGATTTGGCATTGCTCTTCTTACAAGTGAAATCAAAATAGGGTCCCAGTTAGCAATTGCGCTACCTGTTACGTTAGCAATTTCACCTAAGAATGCTTTGTCTTCTTTCGCTGCTTTTTCTTGGTTTTCCAGGATAACTGATGTTACAGCTCTTTTATACGGGTTGTCAATTTTTGGCAAGTCCGCATGATCCAGAACTGGAGACCATTTTTCCTGAAGTGGTTGCGAATTAAACATTTGTTTATCTCTCCTTAGTTTTTACTTATTTGTTTCCGTAGATATCTCTACTTTTAACCCTACTGATTGCATCCGTATAACGAGACATGCTGTCGCTAATCTCCGTTACTGTGTTACCATCATTGGAATTTGTTGTGTCAACATTTTCAGTTGACGCAGGCGCTTGCTTAGACGCACCAAAGTAACCTTCTTTAATAGTAGTTAACTTTGCTTTGTACTGTTCAGCACCTTCATAACTTACATCTTCAATTAATGATTTTAGTTTCTCAACTTCTGTGTCAGCAAGACCAGATGTTACTTCTTCTAAAATTTCATCTTTTGAAAATTCGTTAATCTGTTTTTTATATTCAACTGCTTGATTTGTCATTTCGTTGATTTTGTCTTTAAGAGTTTCAATTTCTTCCTCTTTAGCACCTAGAACGTCATACTTTTCTTCTGGTACATCAATGTAATGATCTTCAAACAATTGTTTTAGACCTGAAATAAAGTCTTCAGCGATTTCGCCTTTAACACCTTTTTCAATAGCAAGTTCGTTTTCTTTCATCCATTCCTCAACAACATAGTTTAGATAATTGTCAACTTTGTTTGTTAAGTCTTGTTTGAACTCCTCTTTTGCTTCTGATAATTCACCAGCGTACTCGTCTTCTAGTCTTTCAATTTCATTTCTTACTTTTGATTTAACTGCAGCTTCGAAGATAGTTGCCGCTTTGTCTTTGAATGCTTCAGATAAAGTTTCGTCACCAGAAACTAAAGCGTCAACATCTTCTTTTACGTCAATGTCTTTCACTCTTTTTTCTACTGCTTCTTTTTTCTCTTTAGACTTTTCATCATCATGCATTGCTTCGTCTTTCTTATCGTCATGGTCGCCATTCATAGCAGCCATCATCTTACCGTAAGAGGCAGCAATTTCTGATTTTTTCTTTTTGTTCATCATGTCATACATTGCTTGTATCATGCCAGCTTTTGTTTTTGGCATTTCCATGATTTCTTTTTCGTCTTCGTCTTCGTCTTCTTTATCTTTGTCAGCTTCGTTGATGTCCTCAGCTTCTTCTTTTTTCATTTGAGCGTTCATTTTTTTCTGAGCGTTCATATGTTTCTTTTCATTTTTTTTATCGTCATCATCTTCCATTTCAGCATTTACCTTTTGCATTGGTTCTGCTGGAGTGGCACCTTTCGTAGGAGCAGTTGTGTCCTTTTTGATGTTCTTAGCATGGTCAGTAGAACTAGCGTCTGATGGAGAAGTTACTGCTTTTCCGCCGTCTTCAAATTCTGCACCTGCTAACTTTTGCATAGGTTCTGCTTTACCAGATCCTGCTTTTGGAGCGTCTGCACCCTTAGGAGCTTCTGATACGATTGTTTTATTATCTTCCATTTAATCTCTCCTAATTAAAATAAATTAATTAATTAATTTGCGTACTACTATTTATTATTTTGCGACTTTTCGCATAAATTTTTCAAAAGCAGCCGTTTGCTTTTCAGCTAGTTCGTGTTGTTTAGCACGTTCTATTTCTGATTGTATCTCAGAAATATCTTGTTCTCTTACAACACCATTGTCCCATACCCACTCTTTGCCTTCCATGACACCTTGTACAAATGCACTTGGAGCAGATGGGTCTGCAACAATGTCAGCAGCAGTCGCTAAGTAAAAGTCTGATTTTACATAGTTTGTACCGCCTTTATTCTCCAAGGAACCCATGCCCCTTGACGAAACTCCTAATTGTGCGCCTTCGTCTATCAAAGACTTTACAATCTTACCGTATGGTGTATCTGTAACTTTCGCTTCGCCGACATAGTTACCCTTGCCATCACCTTCTAATGATGTGATTAAATGTGATACTCTCTCTAAATTTACAGTTGGTCCCTCTGGATGCCCTAGTTCACCAAATGCTCTCTTACGGTCAATAAATTCTTTTCTGTAACGATTAACTTCTTTTTCTAATACTTCCATAGGATAAACACGACCATTACGGTTTTTAATATTCGCTTGCATGAATATCCCTTTGATTTTATGTTGCTTTTTGCCGTTCTCGTCTGCTTCTGCAATCAACTGAACGTCTGTAAGCTCTTCTGTAATAAGTTTCATATGTTTTTCCCTTAGTCCTATTTATATTATCTCACCTCTAAAATGATGGTATAACTGTCTCCTGACACAAAATTGTGCGTAGAAAACAATATATCACCTGTAGGCGAACTTGCATTATTAGCTATCTGTATAGCAGGCGTCTGTAAATCTATCGTGCCTTGACCTGATAGAAACATCGCCGTTGCGTTAGTAGTTCCTTCAAATAGGATTTCTACGGACCCTTTTGGGTCCGTAGTGTTTACACTATAAATCACTCTAGCAATTTTAGTAGAAGTTGACAAGTGATTTAAGTTTGCACTTGTCATCTTCTCTACTAAACTCTCTCCTGTGCCGTCTGACTTGTTCGTAAACTTCATAACAGTTTTAGAACCTGCAACGTCTGTAATAGTCTGTGATGATACTGTATCAGCCATTATCTTGTTTGTCCTGAAGCGTCATAACCTTTAGTCTTTGCAACTTCAATTATGATTGTACCTGTTACAGCACTACCGTTGTTAATTAAAATATCACCTGTTACGCCAGAACTTTCTGGGTTTGTTATGTTAGGTTGTTTACCGTGAAACCCATACTCGCCACTACCGTGTAATGATATTGCGTGATCGTTTGAACTTGCGTCAAATAGTAATTGTATATCACTTGTTGCCGCTGTTGTGTTCCATTTAATACTTCTTATGTCTAGTGTTGGGTTAGACGAGTGTCCTCTTAATGAACTTGCGTCAACACACACTACATTTGAATTAGTAGCATTGTCAATCTCAAACATTCTTACTGTTCTCG